TGTTTCTTCTGCGTACCCCGGTCCATGGAGTCCTGCCTTCATACCCCGCTATAAAATTTTGAAAAACCCGAGGGGTCAAATTCTCAAATCCGATACTCTAATTAGTCTAATTCAGTATACTCACGGACAAAGCAACCTATACACTGATTTGCTATGGCCCTTACTGTTGAACAATTTCGAATGGCATTGCCGGACAAGGTAAAGAAATCGGTTAATCAGGAGCTAATTGACCAGATTAACCAAACCTTGTCCGATCCCGATATGTTTGAGACATACCGGGACAATCTGCTGAGCTACACCAAGGTAATGGCCGATGGCCGCTTCAAAATCACGGACTACGTGAACGCGGTAAAGTATGTGAGCCACAAGCTCATGGGCTGCACCAATATCGAGGCCTATACCAAGACTTTCCCTGATAAGTACCAACGCTGGGTCAATCAGGGTGTCTCGTCTAAGGACATCGCCTCCTATGTGACGGCCTATAACAAGTCCAAGCTGGTTAACCTGATCTTTGAGCAGACGTTGATTCCCAGCTACGTGCTGAACCAGGATCTGTACCAAAAGGCACTCAACGTACAGGCCGAGCTAATGGTCTCGGCTAGATCAGAGAAAGTGCGCTGCGATGCGGCAAACTCCCTGCTGAGCCATCTGAAGATGCCTGAGACCCAAAAGGTGGAGCTGGATCTTGGAATCAAGGAAGATAGTTCGATTGCTGCCCTGCGCCAGGCTACGATGGAACTGGTTCGTCAGCAACGACTAATGGTGGAGGCTGGGGCCATGAACGCGCAGGAAGTCGCTCACAGCAAGGTGGTAGTAGATGTAGAAGCCAAGGAAGTGTGAATGAACAAGTACATCGGAGTTCGCTTTGTCGAAGCCGCGCCGACCCCCAAAGCTGGGTACGAGGGGTTCTTTGTCCGCTACCCGGATGGGTTTTCGTCTTGGATGCCTACACACAGCTTTGAGGATGAATTTCGCCCGTGCCGGGACTTATCCTTTGGCTTTGCATTGGAAGCGTTGAAGCAAGGCCTAATGGTGCGTCGCTTGGGTTGGGGGACCATGAACCAGCACCTAGTGGCGTCGGTACAAGGGGGACGTCAAGTCATCTCGATGCAGATGGAGGATCACAGCAATACCCCTTGGGTACCCACCCAAGAGGACATGATGGCTAACGACTGGTGCATCGATCCACTGCCGGAGCTGGATCAAGGCTGTCCCGTTGCCATCCAGTTGGAATTGCCTCTGGAGAGTGTGGAATGAACAAGCCGTGGCCCTATGGATCGATTGACTTGACTTATGATGGGCTGGTTATCGCCCCTGCCCGTGTAGAGGCCTCGTATCCCAACATGCTACGTGCAGCCCGCTATCCAAATGGGGAGATTCGGATTCAGGGCGCGTATGCCTGGAGCCAGGGTGATGAGGGTGGCTTGGTCTGGCGTGATCTACCCTTGGTAGAGGTGGATGAAGAAGGGCAGGAGGTGCCTCAATGAAACGCCTTCACGCGGATGGTACGCCATGGCAGGTAGAGGACTACCTGAACCACATCAACTATGCGGTGGATCCGAGGTACGTACCCAGTGACTTTGCGCTGGAGTTCGTCACGTTCATCAAGCTAGTCAACGGTGGGCGAGGGGAAGAGAATAAGACACCCCTAGTGCATTACTACATGCTTGATACGCTCACCCAAGGGGGCAACCGGGTGATCAACCTGTGTCACAGGGGCAGCGCCAAAACGACCTTGATGGGGGAGTACCTATTCCTCTACTTGGCCACCTACGGTGAACTGCCCGGCCTAGGGCCAGTGGATATTGCGATGTACGTGTCGGACTCCATCGAGAACGGCGTGAAGAACATGCGCAAGAACCTGGAGTTCCGATGGGAGAACAGTGCGTTTCTGCGAGAGTACGTACCACGGATTCAGTTTACCGACATTCGATGGGAATTTGAGAACGCGGATGGCAAACGCCTGATTGTTAAGGGTTACGGGGCAAAAACTGGTGTACGGGGTGCGAAGGAGATGGGTAAGCGTCCACAGTTGGCGGTGCTTGACGACCTGATTTCGGACGAAGATGCCCGCTCAGCAGTGGTGATTGCAGCCGTGGAAGACACGGTTTACAAAGCTGTGAACTACGCTTTGCATCCGACTAAGAATACGATCATTTGGTCGGGCACACCCTTTAATGCAAATGATCCTCTGTATAAGGCTGTAGGATCGGGCGCGTGGGAAGTCAACGTGTTCCCGGTGTGTGAGCAGTTTCCCTGTGAGCGGGAGGACTTCCGGGGATCATGGCCGGATCGATTCACCTACGATTATGTGAAGGATCAGTACGATAAGGCCGTGATGCTGGGGAAGGTGAATACCTTCAACCAGGAACTAATGCTACGAATCATGTCAGAAGAAGATCGCATGATCTTGGACAGCGACATCGGCTGGTACAAGCTCGATTCGGTGCTGCGCCACAAGCCGCGCTTCAACTTCTACATCACGACTGACTTCGCCACTAGCGTCAAAGAAAGTGCTGACTTCAGCGTGATCAGCGTCTGGGCATACAACAATGTGGGTGACTGGCTGTGGGTGGATGGCATCTGCAAGCGGCAGTTGATGGACAAAAACATCGATGACTTGTTCCGTCTAGCGCAGATGTACAAGCCACAGCAGGTCGGCATCGAAGTCACTGGCCAGCAGGGTGGTTTTATACAGTGGATCATGGAACAGATGATGGAGCGCAACATCTACTTTCCACTGGCTAGTGAAGGCAATAACAACCGTCCGGGTATTAGACCTAACACCAACAAGATGGTGCGGTTCAATACGGTGGTGCCACTGTTTAAGGCGCGAAAAATCTTTTTCCCAATTGAGCGGAAAAACGAGGGGCCAATACAAGAAGCCTTAAATGAATTGAGTCTGGCATCGGTTTCCGGCTTCAAATCCAAGCATGACGACTTTATTGATACGATTTCAATGTTGTCTTCATTGACGCCGTGGAAACCTTCGGAAGAAGCTCCGCTACATCAGGTCGAAAGCGGCATGTGGGACATTGATGTGGAAGATTATTCGGCTGATCGAATCAGCTCTTACATAGTGTGAGGTCAATATGCTGCTAAAAGAAATTCTAGACGCATTGCGTTACGGTGAGCTGTCTCAAATGAGCATTGGGGGGCAGGATCCCGGAGTCATCAACCAAAACAACTTTCCCATCATCGCCAATCACCTGAACCTGGGTATGGCCGTGCTGGCTCAGCGATTTCTGCTGAAAGAAAACCGACTGGAAGTGCCTTTGGTTCCTGGTGAGTATGAGTACACGATTCAGGCTCCCGACTTTCTGAAGGTGCAACGGATCTATGCAGACACGGGCTATGAATTCAACCTGAACGATCTATCTGATCGCTACAGCATTCTGAACAGCACGCCCAAGGTACTGAAGCTGCCCTATGCCGTGGTGGATCAGACGGATAGTTTGTCCCCGGCACTCAAGACCAAGAACCTGTTGGTGGTCTATCGAGCCAAACCGACTCCGCTGGATACCAATGGATACACCGTCTTTGACGAAGAGGAATTGGACATTGAATTGCCTTACCCCTTTCTGGAGCCGTTGTGCTATTACGTGGCATCGCGTCTGAACAATCCGGTCGGTATGGTCAATGAATTTCATGCAGGGAATACCTACATGGCCAAATACGAAGCCGCGTGTCGCCGACTAGAACAGGACAATTTGGCGGTAGACCGTGCTAGTGAACGGAGTCGTTTTGAACGCAATGGGTGGGTTTGATGTATTCCTGGCTACTCTCACTAATTGATTAGTGAAGGAAGTTTAGGTCTGACATAATTCTGCATCCCTTTGAATAAGGATCGCCATATGGACGATATTCAGCCTGAACTCCAATCTGCACCTGTTTCTAAATTAGTTAATTGGAAGAATCCGCCGACTGTATCGGCGCTGAAACGGGATTTGGAATTGGCGCTTCCCACACACGAAGCGCATAAAACCAAGCTCAACAAATGGCGTGACAACTTGAATGTCACGGGATCAGCCAAGGTCAATACGCCCAAGGGCACCAGCCAAATCGTACCAAAGCTAATCCGCAAGCAGGCGGAATGGCGTTACCCGTCCTTGAGTGAGCCATTCCTGTCCACGGATGAAGTGTTCAACGTGTATCCGGTAACCTGGGAGGATCGGGAGGCGGCACGACAGAACCAGCTGGTGCTAAATCACCAGTTCAACAATCAGATCGACCGCAATAAGTTCATTGACGATTACGTGCGTAGCCTAGTCAATGAGGGCACTGCCGTAGTTCGGGTGGGCTGGGAGTTCGAAGAAGAGGAGGTAGTAGAAGAAGTTCCCGCATGGGAGTTCGTCATTGACGAATCGGCGGCGGAGCTGCACCAGCAACTGGCTCAGCTGTGGCAGGAGTCTCCTAGCCAGTACTTGAGTGACGTGCCTGATGAACTACGTCAAGCCCACGAAATGACGATAGCCTCGGGTGTGCCTTACGTGCCCCACCAAGTTGGGGTAAGCAAGCAAAAGTTCACGCGGACGGTGAAGAACCAGCCAACGCTGCAAGTCTGCAATCTGGACAACGTGATCATTGATCCGTCCTGTCTGGGTGACATGGACAAAGCTAAGTTTGTGATCTTCAGTTTTGAGGCCTCGCTATCTGAGCTGGAAAAACAGGGGGTCTACCATAACCTGGACAAGATCGTGATCGACGGTAACAGTCGTCTGGGGGATCCCTATTACAGCTCGACTAGCAACGTCAACGCAGCTACAGCGTTCAACTTTGCCGATAAACCTCGCAAGATGTTTGTGGTGTATGAGTACTGGGGCTACTGGGATATTGACGGTTCCGGCGTGGTCAAGCCAATTGTGGCGTCTTGGGTGGGGGATGTGATGATCCGTCTGGAAGAATCCCCCTTCCCAGACAAAAAGATCCCGTTTGTCGTGGTTCCGTACCTGCCGGTGCAGCGCAGCGTCTATGGCGAGCCAGACGGTGAACTGTTAGAGGACAACCAGAAGATTCTGGGTGCGGTGATGCGTGGGATGATTGACATCCTGGGTCGGTCCGCCAATGGTCAGATGGGCATTCGCAAGGACATGCTGGATGCCACCAACCGCAGGAAGTTTGAAAAGGGCTTGGACTACGAGTTCAATGCCAACGTGGATCCGCGCCAGGGTGTGTTCATGCATACCTACCCAGAGATCCCGGCCTCAGCTCAGTTCATGATGCAGGTACAGAACATGGAGGCTGAATCGCTCACGGGCGTGAAAGCCTACTCTGTGGGTATCGGCTCACATGCTTTGGGTGATGTCGCTGCCGGTATTCGAGGAGCACTCGATGCCGCGTCAAAACGTGAACTGGCTATCTTGCGTCGTTTGTCTGCTGGCCTGATCAAAATAGGCAAGAAGATCATCGCCATGAACAGCGAGTTCCTGAGCGAGGAAGAGGTCATCCGCGTCACGAATGACCACTTTGTGACGATCAAGCGAGAAGACCTAGTAGGCAATTTTGACTTGCGCCTGTCTATCTCTACAGCAGAAGAGGACAACAACAAGGCCGAGCAGTTGGCCTACATGCTTCAGACCATAGGTAACAACATGGACCCGGAGCTGAGTCGAATGATCCTGGCTGACATTGCCCGCCTGCGCAAGATGCCGGATCTGGCCAAGAAGATCGAGTCCTACCAACCGCAGCCTGACCCGCTGCAACAGCGCATGCAAGAGCTACAAGTAGCCTTGCTTGAAGCACAGGTGGAAGCCGAGCGTGCCAAGAGCCAGAAACTCTACGCTGATGCTCAATTGGGTGGAGCTAAGGTTGGTACCGAACAGGCCAAGGCTGCGAATATTCAGTCTGACACCGATTTGAAGAACTTGGATTTCGTTGAACAAGAGTCTGGCGTGAAACAAGAACGTAATCTGCAGCTAGC